AATCATAAGTCAAGCCCCTGGTTTCCCCATTCTTCCATTATAAATTCTCCGAACGCTTGTCCGAAGAGCCACATCAATACAAGGATTACTCCTACTACACATACCATTGTTGTCCAAATCCATATTTGTAGTAATGGATGTTTACCTTTTGTCCAATGTATCAATCTTTTAATTTTGTTCTTCAAACCATCTAACATAAACTTACCTACTATCCAACGTAACAATCTCATTACAATTAGTATAGGCGAACTTAGTACATCAAACAGTATCAAGAACAGGTCGACAGTTAGATCCACAATATGGTCTACGTTCAACCATTTGCGAAATCGTTGCCACATCAGTCACTCCGTTCTTTCAATATATCTTTAATAACCTTAGTTGCTGTGTTAGTAAAGCACCTTGGTGCTACACTGTGTATTATTAGAGCAGGCACCAACAGTTGTAACTTTACTGCTGTTTTCAATGCTGTTGCCATATGCTCTAATGGTTTTTGGTTAACTGATTCTAAATGTAATTTACATTCTTTACTAAACATCGCTAGGACCTACCATATCAAATAGTGCAGGACCAAATGTACTACCAGCCCAACCTAGTGCAACAATAGTTACTACACCAAGTACTAACCATTTCATCTTAAAATCATCTACTATCATTTTAAGACCTATAAGTTCGTTACCTAATATACGAACACTAACTTCTAACTTACCTTGATCGTCAGGCTCTTTTGCCATTTACTTCTCCTTGATTTCACTACTTTCAGGCATACAATCTAATTGTATACGATAGAACTCGTTCGTTAAGTTGTGTGACCATGCTTCTCTTGCAATAAGTGATTCACACTGTACTTGGGTCATTGGGGTGTTATATGCATATTGGTTTCCAATGTATAACCATTCTCCCATTGCTGTCTTTCCCCACATACTTAATACTAATACGAACATTTCCATAATCTATCTCCCTTGTCCTTTGTATTTTTTGTAAGAACGTTTCTTACTTTTGTTCATAGAACTAAACTTTGTTCTACTGTGATTGCTTCCTATACTTGTCTTCTTTGGTTGTGTTTCATGTGCTTCAAAAGTTTTATGTAACTTCATAACCCTCCTTGGTTATACGAGTATTTATTGAAAAGAAGCCATAAAAAAAGGCCCCCGAAGGAGCCTTTTAAGTTTAGTTCTAAGACTGCTTTAGAACTTAAAGGTTAAACCTATTTCTGCATTTCTATCACCTGGATTTGCAAAATCAATATCACGTGCTTCTGATACAGTGACTTTTGCACTCACTGCTTCTGATAAAGCATATGATGCTCCAACTTCAAGGTATGATGAATCACGATTAATGTCAATAATATCTTTTTGTGTTGACTGCCAAGCATATCCTACTTCAGCAAATGGTGTTAATTTGCCCATTGTGTGTGCAACACCTACGTAAGGTGAAAGATCCAATGTACGTGTATCTGTATTAAAACTGTCGCCAAAACTAAATTTAGCAGATGCTCCTGCATACATTGGAGTCATTCCAAGTTCCATAGACTTACCAGCTTTAATTGCATAGTTGTCTACTTCGCCGTTTCTTGTCCATGTTACAGATGTGTCTAGTGATGCTACTTCACCACCAATTGAAAATTCAGTTGCGCCTGTTTTTGGTGCTTTGATACTAATTGAATAGTCTTCAGTTACTGCTGTCATTTTCATTGCAGTATTGTCAAAGTCGTCTGCCATAACAGATGTCCCTAACATCGTCGCTAGTGCAACGGTTATTATAGTCTTTTTCATTTATTTTCCTCTTTTATAAAAGTGTAGATCTCTTTGCCTACAATGTATAGTTATCTATACCATATAGATGTGACGTGCTTTGTGGCACGAAGTATTTATAGTGTGTCTTTTGAAAATTAAAGTGCGACTTTTCTGTTGCTAGGTAAGTCGCCAACCCCGAGCGATTACGCCGCTAGGGCAAAATCCTCAGAGACAGCAAAGTCATTAAGTGCACCGAAGTTCACGAAAGTAAATTCGCCGTCATTTATAGTTGCTTTTGCAATTATAAGGTTCGTTCGCGTTAACCGAGCTTACATCCGGGCAACTCCACAACATCTATTAACTACCAGTCGATCCTAGTTCAGCCCCATCATAAGCACACTAGTTGGTGTGTGCTTAATGTGTTTATGGTGGAGCTGTCGGGTACTGCCCCCGAGTCCTGTATAGCGTTTGAATTGCTTCAACGTTACATATATATTTATACAGTCTTTTTAGGTAGATGTCAAGAGAAGAACGTAAATTAAATAGCAAGTAAAGTGTGCCATTTGATCTACTGATTGTGCTATCCAATACTTTCTACTATCTACGTTCCATTTGTACTTTTTGATTATAACTGTTTTGACATAATCAATTAAGAAATGTAAAACGTAATCTAATAGTGCGATAAGTATTGCATTTTTAAAATTTAATGTTGCTAGAATTATTACTATAAAAGTAAGTGCAGAATGATCAAATGCATGGATCCAACCCTTAGGATTTTTAAGGTTACTTTTGTCTCCTGGTGTTCTGAAAGATTGTATTGCTAAATCCGCAATCGCGTGTTTAATGAACAGTCCCCAAAGCACAAATAAACTTTCAATTATGCCCACTGGACTATTCCTTTCTTACTGTTCTGGTGTATGGATTACTTTAACATCGATAGCTACAGGTTTTCCGTTATGATCGTCTATAGTATATTCAACAACCATACCTTCAACAACTTTTTTAATACCTGATTTTCTGAACTCTGATATGTGTACAAACAAGTCTGCTTGACCTTCATCACGTGATATGAAACCATATCCCTTAACGTGATTGTACCATTTTAATTTGCCCTGTTTAATCATTTAATGCCCTTCTGTGTATACAGGGCGTAAAATAAATCTACGCCCTGTAATATTTATTACATATTGTTCTTTTTTTCTTGAATCTCAGCACGTTTTGCTTTTGCAAGTTTACCCATTTCGCCTAATGCTTTACGAGCTCTTGCCGCTGACGCTTTTGTGCCGCCTTCAAATTTTTCGTTCTCAGCAATGTACGTTTCATACATTCCTACGATTTGTTCATGAATTGATTGTTCTGACATCTTTATCTCCTTTTAGTTAATCTTTATGCCGGTTGTTGATTCAATGTATTGGTCTGCCATTCCTTTTTCAGTCTTAGCAATAAACACAATAGTTGATAGATTAATATCTAGTTCACTATCGCGTCCAACAGTAAAGGTAAATGGCACCATGCCAATTCCGTCTTTAGTCATAGTAAGAGCCATTGGCTTCTTAACTTTCATTGAATCTTTTTCTTTCTTTAGTAAGCGAGCAATTACTTCTTCACCTGCTACAGTTTTAAAACTAATTGTATCGCCTTCTTTATAAGTTGCTTCTAATAACATATATTATCCTAAACTTTCGCCTGTTCCATTCCATCCGGTTGTTTCAATATAAGAAAGTAATTGTTCGTACCCTCCAATATGTTGACTACCTATAAAAACTTGTGGAGCAGTTCTTGGTGCTGGCAATCCTTTTTCTTCAAAAAGTGCCATAAGTTCACTTGGCTGAATATCAGTACCAAGTGTAAATGTTTTGTATTCGACATTCATTTTATCAAATACAGCCTTTGCCTTTACGCATGAAGGACAATGCGGCTTGCTATAAATTACTACTTCTTGCATTATAGACTAAATCCTTTCAGTGAATCCTTGTCTACATCCTGCTTGATGCCGCCAATAATATATGACTCTACTTCAGTCTCTTGTGGAGCCACTTGTAATCCTGACGAACTCAACCAATGTTGTGTCCAAGGTAGTGGGTTTGTATTAATTGGTCTATCAAACAATGTTTTATATCCAAGTGCTTTTAGTCTTTTGTTTGCGATCCATTCTACATAGTGATGCAACAGTTCTTCATTCAAACCAATTATTGCACCATCTTTAAATAGATAGTTCGCCCAAGCCTTTTCTTCGTTAACACATTCTTGCCACATAGCCAATACTTCTTCTTCACACTCTTTAGCAACACTTTGCATTTCTGGATCATCATTACCTTTCAACCAATGCTTTAATACATGAGTTGATAAATTAAGATGTGTTGCTTCATCACGTGCAATTAAACTAATAATTTTTGCTGAACCTTCCATTACTTTAGATTCTGCAAATGCAAATGTACATGCAAAGGAAACATAAAAACGTAGTCCTTCTAATATATTTACATTCATCATAGCAAGGAACATCTTCTTTTTGACATCACGTAACGAACCTTCGCCTTTATGGAACCAAAGATCAGCCGCTTCAGTAAATGCATCATAGTTCTTTGTTACTGCTGTTGCTCTTTTTAAAATTTCTTTATCGTCTAAGATAGTATCAAATACTTCACTTGGATCTGGATACACATTTTTCATTATGTGTGTATATGAACGTGAATGAATTGTTTCAAAGAAGTCCCAAGTAACAATACAACCTTCTAGTTCTGGCAAAGATACATATGGCAGAAAAGCTAGACTAGGTCCACGTCCTTGTACACTATCTAATAATGTTTGATACTTTAAATTACTTGTAAAGATATGCTTTTGCTCTGGACGGAACAATTGATAGTCTGCTCTATCCTTTTGTAAAGAAACTTCTTCAGCTCTCCAAAAGTAACCTAACATAGTTTGATTAAGTTTATCAAACTCGGGAAATTTAAACACATCATATCTTTGTGTGTTTTGATCTGGTCCAAAGAACATAGTGCTCTTTGTAAAGTCTACTTTTTCTTGATTAAATACTGTCTTAGCCATTTTTTTTCTCTATATCCTCTTTATCTAAATGTATTATAACATTGTATAAGTGCAAAGTCAACCTTTATATTGCACATGCCTCACAATGTTCATCATACTCTTCATCTGTACCTGCAAACTCATCTCTAGCTACAGGCTGTTTTACTTCCTCTACCACATCACCATCTGTTTTATAATCATATGTGTTTTGATAATAAGAAGTTTTCCATCCATACTTATACGTGTTTAGCAAATCACCTATCATTACACTCATTGGCACTTCGTTGTTTTCAAAGTGTGTTGGATTGTAACTCCAGTTGCCACTTATAGCTTGATCAAAGAACTTTTGCATCATTGCTACAATGTTAATATATCCTTCGTTGCTAGGCATATCCCATAGCAAAGTATAATATTGTTTTAACGATTGGTACTGCGGAACAACCTGCTTAAGAGGCCCTTTTTTGGACTTCTTAACGGACAAGTAACCTCTAGGTGGTTCGATTCCGTTTGTTGCGTTCGACACAACGGAACTGCTCTCTGAAGGCATTTGTGCGGACAATGTGCTGTGCCGTAAACCGTGCTGTCGTATGTCATTGCGTAAAGAATCCCAATCATATTTTAACTTAAAGTCTCCTAGCTCATCAACTTCTTTTTTGTAAGTATCGATCGGCAGTATGCCATCACTATATTTAGTTTGTGCAAAGTAGTCACATGCTCCTCTTTCTTTTGCAAGTTTATTAGATGCTTTTAACAAATAATATTGGAATGCTTCTGATAGATCATGTACTTTCTTCCAAGCTCTTTTATGGCTATATGATAATTGATGTCTTGCAAGATAATGTGCAAGCCCAATATATCCTATACCTAAACTACGTCTAGCCTTTGTGCTAATTTCTGCCGCTTGGATCGGGTATCTTTGGTAATCAATTATTTCTTCTAATGCCCTAACTGCTAGTTCGCATAGTTCTTCTAAGTCATCTAGTTCTTTAAGTGTACCAACATTAATTGCACTAAGGATACATAAAGCAATCTCACCTTCTTTATCGTCAATATGGTTTAGTGGCTTGGTTGGTAGAGTAATTTCTTGACACAAGTTACTCATGTACACTTTGTCTTTGAATGAACTGTGTGTATTACAGTGATCAACGTTCATTATGTATATACGTCCTGTTTCAGCACGTTCTTTAATTAATGCTGAAAACAGTTCCATAGCGGGAATAGAACGCTTCTTGATTGAAGTAGCTCTTTCATATTTTTCATAAAGTTCTTTAAACTCATCAGGATCACCAAAGTATGCTTCGTATAACCCTGGCACATCATGTGGCGAGAAAAGGCTTATGTTGCCGCTGGTTAACAGCCTTTCATACATAGTTTTATTAAGTTGAATAGAATAATCTAATTTACGTACACGATTGTCTTCTGTGCCTTTGTTGTTTTTCAGTACAAGGATGTCTTCAATCTCTTGATGCCAAAAAGGAAAATGTGTTGTAGCACTTCCGCCACGTACACCATTTTGTGTACAACAACGTACTGTTGCTTCAAACTTTTTAAGGAAAGGAACTACGCCTGTGTGTGCAACTTCTCCTCCTCGGATTTTGCTGTTGACTCCTCTGATACGTCCTGCGTTAATACCGATACCAGCTCTTTGAGCTGTGTATCTACCGATGGACATGTCTGACGCAAAGATCGAATCGAGCGTGTCGTCACTGTCAACAAGCACACAAGAGGCAAACTGCCTAACTGGAGTACGCACTCCGGCCATGACCGGCGTTGGGATATTGATTTTAAAAAGTGAGGTCGAGTCATAGTATCTCCTTACATAATGTAACCTATCTTCTTTTGGATAGTTGGCAAAGAGTGTTGCCGCAATCATCATGTACATGTGTTGTGGAGTTTCAAATAACTCTCCGCTTGATCTATCTTGGACAAGATATTTGTCCACTACCTGACGCAGACCTGCGTAGGTAAAGTTCTCATCACGCTTGTGATG